GTTCAATGTAGCGCAGCAACGCCGCATGCCCGCCCACGGATACACGCCGTCAAAGTCGTTCTGGCCGGCGCTGGTATCAGTTCCGGGGGTAAACACAAACTCCGCAGCTGCCCCCGTCCGCGTCCCCGCGCTGGTACTGCCGGAGAAGTCTACGCCGTAGAATGTAGCACCGACAGCCGAGGCCGCAGCCTTGGCAGATGCCGCAGCAGCATTCGCACTGCCCTTGGCCGCTCTCGCACTGCCTGCAGCGCCTTTCTCACTCTTGCTAGCGGCAGTGGCGCTTCTGCTGGCTACATCTGCGCTACCATTGGCTTCCGTGGAGCTGTTGGCCGCATCCTCGGCGCTCTTTGCAGCTGCATCTTCACTGGTCTTAGCAGCGGCGGCACTGTTTGCAGCAGCGGTCGCAGATTTTGCGGCAGCAGTGGCAGACGCTTTGGCATCTGCTACAATCTGCGCAAGCTTTTTGTACTCGTCCGAACTTTGGATCGCACTGTCTGGCACAGGGTTTTTGTCGAAGTGTAGCCAAAGTGGCGCACTGCCTGCAATGCCACCGCCGACAGTGATTTCAACAATCGGGTAATACTCGCCCCACCCAGTAGACATCTGAGGAGTGACAGCGAAATATGCAACTGTGCGCTCTGCGTTTACGCCGAGCGCGGGATTGTAAACATGGTGTCCATCGCGTTTATCCATGCGGATATTTACATCTGCATCGGACGGAACCTTGTACTCTGCACCGCCTTTTTTGAGCGTAACGCAAAGGACAGGGATTGTCTGGTCGTACTGTACCAGATTGACGACCTTTTTGTCGGGCCGACTGTCGAAGTCCACCGTGCAGTGTTTAAGCTGCGCAGTGGACAACGGTTCATAGATTGTTGCTGGCATGGTTTCACCTCTCCTTTATTCGGCATAATAGCATACACAGGTTACCGTTCCAGAGGTCTGAAAGTACGGCGAACCTGAATAGCTGTAATTGTTCGTGACCGTCACGATTCCAGAATTTGGATTGTAAGACAGAGAATACGAAAACCCTGTGCTTTGATCCTGCGCGTTTGCTGTAACAGATGCATCGCTAAACGCAAAATTTTCTGTGGTAAAACTTTGCCATCCGGGTAAATCCGTTACGCTAAAGGTCGCGCTAAAAGGGCCTTCGTATCTGTTTGTGTTAAGCGTTCCCAGAACTTTTCTTCTGAGTTTGGCGGCCCTTACTGTCACCTGTCCGTTTCCATCGTGGAATCCGGATGGGATAGTTGCCACGCCTCCGGGGGAAAGAGTTGCTCCCCAGCTGCCTTTGTTTGGCATCGAGCCGCCAACATTCACGCCAGCAGATGCGCTCGTGAAATTGTTGCCCTCTAGGACTGCCGATGCCGGAGCGCTACCCGCTTCAAAGCTGATTTCCGGGTAGCCAGCAGAGGATTTTTCCTTATACGCGCCCTCGTTGATTCGCACATAGATTTTGTTATCGGCAACGCCAAAAGACACAGGGGAAGTGACGGAGCCGCGCTTTTTCAGCGTGCCCTTTTTCAGCGTCTTGTCTTTGGCGTAGTAAGTATCGCCCTCCAGCACATCATCTGCGTCGGCGGTAGCCAGTGCCAGCTTGTTTGCGCCGAGGCCACCGCCGCCGTTAAAATTTAGCTGTGTGCCATCATAGGTGAACAGCACCCATCTGTCTTTGACAATTGTGTCCGCGTCAACGGCGTTTGCGCCCACATACGCAGGCACAGCCTTGCCATTGATGCTGAATGCGTCGCCGCTGGTGAACGTTGCAGGTGCTTTGAAACGGCCCACAGCGCCAGAGCCAGTCAGCGCAAACGTATTACCTGTTTTGGCGCAGCTGTACACCTGTACAGTAGCAGATGTGCCAAGTCCCGAAGGGTCGTAGACGTCTTTCAGCATGGTAGCGCTGCCCACCTTAATAGCTGCAATCTCGTCCGTCATCGATTTGATAAGGGCTTCATACTGCTGTTGCAGCGTGCCAGTCGGCAGGCCCGTCACGCCGTCGCGCATCAGTCCACACACATTTTCGTCAAGCATTGTGTTGGTGACATCCGCAGCGCTCACTGTAAGACTGCCAGCAGGGACAGACACAGTGTATAGGCCTAGCTCATAAAGCAGCTCGGAGCGCGTTAGAGTGGGCGCTACAGGACTTGAAGCGGGTGTGCCGGTCTTTACTTCAAACGTGCTTTCGTTAGTGCTCTTAGTGAAGCGAAGCACGATTCTGTCAATGCGGGGGAGCGCACCGTCCGCAATGGGGATTGCTACAGATACATTTTCCGTGCTAACAACGCTTTTTCCTTTAAACGTGCCGTTGTTAATCCAGGCCATGCCTGTCCCGATGGTGATTTTTCGTGCCTCTGTAACGGTTGCGGGGAACGATTCGGCAGCATATACACCGCTTGTGCGGGTGCAGAGGTAGGTCTCTGCATCTTCTGCCGTGTAATCCACATCGTTCAGAGGATATGTGATAATTGCCATTTAGTACCTCTTTGTAATTACAGGTGTCCCGAGTTCAACGCTGTACTGTGTGACATTGTTCTGCGCAGTAATGGTCTTTCCCATGATACGGACTTTCGCATTGATGCCCAGCTCTGGGAAAATGCAGGAAACAACGTCTCCCAAGTTCACGCAGTCGGAATCAATATCAAAGTCCAGCGTTTCAAGGCGCAGCTGCTCAAGCAACTTGCCTTTCCCGTACTCCACAAGCCGCGCTTTGTAGTCCTCTAGGCTTTCGTCGTTTTTCTGCTGCTCCTGCCGAGCGTCTACGTACATTTCGCGGCGGTCAATGCCCGCCGAGGCCGTGTCGCCTGCATAGACGGTGATACGCTCGTCGCCTGTGCCCGCGCCAGCAACGATAGCGACATTCTTGTATCTTGCTGTTGAGACGCAGTAGTCCAGATTGCCGACATTCTGAAACCATGTCGAAAACTTTACGGTCTGGCTTTCGCCCGGTTTGTATACCTCAAAAAGCAGATTTCTATTCGGCTTGTCAAAGCGTAGCCTGAAACCAGCGTCAACGGCCTGCGCTATTTTTTCGCAGTATTCCTCTATGGTCTGGTCTGACGTTTGGGCCTCAAACTTGTCAGTAAGCCCGCAGGACGCGCCCAGAGCCACGCAGGGCCACGCTTGCATATCATGAATAAGAGTACGCATAGCGGTTTCTGCGTTTATATTTGATAGCTCTGCGGTGCTTACGCGGTCAGATAAAAGCCGTGTTGCAGGAGCGCCGTTGACAATGATTTTGTTTCCCTCCGTCTGCACGGATTTTATAATCATAAGCGTGTCGCTGTTGTCGATTTCGCAGTAATAGTCCTCTTTCATGAGGTCGCTGTATTCCTGCTGCTGCGACAATTCCAGCTGGAACGTGCCAAGCTGATTATATTTTTCCGTCCAGACAAGGGAGACAAACGTTTCAATCTGCCCGATCTTGTTCAGTTGAGGGTCGTATACTCTACATATCATCGAATACCCCCACATAGGCGTCATTATAGAAAACGCTCGTATTCAAGGCGTGTTCAGCGCCGTCCGTGTAGGAATGCTTGAGAATGTTGTCACCAGCGCGAATGTAGTACAGGTTGCTTGCGTCATCGAGCTTTCCGTAGATGTTAGTTTCTACGTCACCGCTCGTTTTTATGACGGTCAGACGCTTGGATGCGCCCTCCCGGCTTACTGTGATATACTCGCCAGCTTGCAGTGATTCATTGATTTTCAGCTTTTCCAGCGTGTTCACATTCGTGATTTCGGGATTGCTCAACGGAAGTTGCGCGTAGAAAATAACAGAGAACGTAACGTCCGTATCTCCGTCATTGATAAAGTTCATGAATACACTGCCGTCTGTAACGCCGAACTTGTGCTTTTTGTAGTTCACCGGGAACTTGAAGGACGGCGTCAGCTTTCCAATCTGCTGCCCTTTGCGGTCAGCTGCCAGCCAGTAAGGGAAGGGGCAGAGAACCGTAAACTGAAAAGCAGCGTCAAAGCGGCGCTGCTTGAAAGCCGGGGTTTTCTTCACGGTACAGTTGCAGTAATAGCCGTCGCCGAAATACAGCTTGCCGAATGAGTTTGGCGTGAGAATGCGCAGCATTTTACGCTTCATCACCCTACTGTCGCCCAGCAGTTTGCCGCTGACTTCCCGCGTGATTTCTCCGACAGTCGCGCTCTCAAAGGTCTTACCGACCTGTTGAAAGCCCTGCGACAGCGCTACATCAACATCTACATCCGAAAGAGGGTAAATATTGACGATAGAGCCGTAGTCGTAGCCGAAATACAGTGTTTTGCCATCATCACGCACAAATCTTGCTGTGTACATGCTTCACCCTCTTTCAAATTGCACCCCTCATAAGCGCCCGCCGCTGCTCATACTGCGCCTCGCGCATAAGCTCTGCCGCAGTTTTGGCCTGACTGTAGATGTTTTGGATAACAATAACACCACCAACAGCAGCGTTTTTCTCGCCTTTGCGGTAGCTGTCGGCCTCTTTAGCCGTCAGAACCATTTCACCGCGATGCAGGTTTGCAACGTAGTTGTTATAGGGGACATAGTCCAGACCGCCAGCGTGGGAGCCGTTTGTCTGCACCGTGCCGGTAAAGCCGGAGACCATGCCGTCTACGAAATTTCCGACCTGTTCTTTCAGCCAGCCGCCCATACTCTTAATACCCTCGAGCAAGCTCTTTGCCGCGTTCACGCCTAAATCAAAGATTTTGCCTGGTAATTCCTGAAGGCCCGTAACAACAGCATCTAGCAAATCTTTTGCGGCCTGTTCACCGTTTTTCCTCAATTCTTCAGCCCACTCTACGACTTTTTCAATCGTTTTTGTGAACCACTCTGCAATGTTTCCGGGCAACTGAGTAAAAAACTCAATTACGTTATTCAGGAACGTAGATGCAGCGTCGATTGCGTTGGACTTCATTTGCCCAGCCCATGCAATGACGTTTTGAATCGTGGTAGACAGGAACGTTAAAACGTTGCCGGGCAGTTGCGTAAAGAACTCAACTACGTTTTGCAAGAATTGGGAGCCAGCTTGCCGCGCATTCTCTGCCGTTTCTATCGCCCAAATTGCGATGTTTGCAAGCGCTGTGCCGAGAAATACGCCTAAGTTGTACGGGAGTTGCGAGAAAAATTCTACAACAGCATTGATAAAATTGCTGCCAGCTTGGCGGGCATTTTCCGCCGTCTGTGTAGCCCAGTCAGCAATGCTTTGCACGGCGTTTGCCATGAACTCAGATATTTTATCGGGGAGCTGTTGAAACCACTCTATCGCACTGTTAATCGCCTCTGGAACGGTCTCTGTGAAGAATGTAACAACAGTGGTCTTTACGAACTCAAAAATTTCGTTGACTTTATTTCTGAAATCTTCGTTCGTTGCGTACAGAGTGGCAAATACTCCAATCAGAGCCGCAATCAGCGTGATTACGATTGCAATCGGGTTGGCTGCCATAACGGCGTTGAGCGCAGCCTGCGCAGCCTTGAGTTTGCCTTGCGCCAAAGAAAGCAAATCAATTTTCCCCGTAAGCAGCCCAACGACAACTTCTGACCCTTTGAGCGCGCCATCCAAAGCGCCCTGTGCAACTTCTGAATCAGAAAGGCCCATGCTGAACAGTGATACCGCAACTTTGGCCTCGTCGAAAGCAGTTACCATCTTCTGGATTTTCGTTCCAATTTGCCATCCAGCAATAGCAGTGCCAACCGCGCCAATGGCAGGAGCCAAGGATTCAATAACAGGGATTACTTCGTTGACTGCCTCTTTGACTTCATCGAAAATATCAAAAATTACACTAAAATCGGAATTTTCGATTGCGATTGTCAGCGCATTTACTATCGCATCGCCAAGAAAAGAGAATAATTCATCAATGATTGGCTGTAACTCGTCTGCCAAAAATCCAAGGCCGTTAAATAGTGCCTCTATCCCTTCTACGACGGTTGGCATCATGCCTTCGATAACAGTGCTGACTACAGGGGCCAACTGTGCGCCTATCTCGGTCATGGCGTTAATCAGCGTTGGGACAATTTCTTGAATACGCGGCAAAATGTTTTGAGCAGCAGTAAGAAGACTGTCTACGAAATTATTGATTAGCTGCTGAACATCCTGTTCTGGGTCTGCAATGCCTGTAAGCAGATTTTCCCAGGCGCTCTTCATCGAAGCTGTACTACCTTGGATGGTAGTTGCAGCTTCTTTGCTGGTTGTTCCCATAATGTCCATGTTTGCCTGTACGACGTGAATCGCCTGTACAATATTCGCATAAGACATACTGGTTGCATCAACCGTTACGCCAAGTTCTGCTTGCGTGTCCTTCATGGCAGCGGCTTCTTTTATCAACCGCTTCATTTCAGCTTGCGTGCCACCATAGCCGAGCTTTAGGTTGTCAAGCATGGTGTAGTTCTGCTTCGCAAAGCCGTTATATGCGTCTTGGATGGACGAGATGTTAGTGCCCATCTTGTTCGCATTATCGGACATATCCGAAATTGCAGTATTCGCCATTTCAGCGGCTTTTTGTGTATCGCCGCCCAAACTTGAAACCAGAGCTGCAGCAAACGATGTTGATGTCTCCATGTACTCGTTTGCAGACAGGCCAACGTTCTTGTACGCGTACTTTGCATAGCCCTCGATAATACCTGCGCTTTCCTTGTACAAGGTTTCTACGCCACCGACAAGCTGCTCATAGTCTGCGTAACTGCTCAGGGATGCTTTGCCAACATCGAGAGCTGCACCTGCTGCCGATTTGCCAATAGATACAATCGTGCTGCCAACAGCTTTCAGACCATCAAAAACTGCGTTTCCAAGAAACGTTCCGCTGAATACATTCCAAAAAGATGTTGTTTTGCCGCTTGCATCGTTTAACTGCCGTTCATAATCATCTGTATCAAGACTTAATTTTGCGTTTAGATTAAATACGTCCAACTTCTCACTCCTTTCTTGTTGATTTTTTGTTAGCAATGCTGTATTCTAGCTTTAGGAGGTGTTTTTCTATGGCAAAAGCTAAAAATGCAGTTATCGCAGGAGATTACGTCGGAAAGAAGGTCAATCTTTCTTTTGGTCGGGTTCAACTCGACATGGGATTGATGCCCGCAATCACATTAGACAGAAGCACCGTTGCAGATTATTCCGTTCTGGATGAATCCCAGAAGAAATCTATGTCTTCTGGTGTGATGCGCGGTCTTGTTGGCAGCGCCATTCTTGGGCCTGCCGGTCTCGTGGCTGGCGCAGTCACCGCAAAGCAAAAAGGCATTTATCAGATTGCAATTCAGCTGAAAGAAGACCCGCAGTGGGTTGCAAGCGGTAAACGCTTTTTAATCGAGGTAGACGATAAAATCTACAAAGCCATTATGACAAACTGCTTCTAAAATGAGCCGCCCTATTTTTGGGGCGGCTCTTCCAGTTTTTTCAGCTTGTCTTTCATGTATTCTTTGATTTCATCCGCTGTTCGTGTTTCTTCTGGCGGCGGGTTGATTATATCCCAGTACCTTTTCGGCTCGCTTTCTGTTTTTATCATGTTTTTTGTAATCGTGATAAGCACATCCGACATATAAACACGATATTCCACTTCATCTGTTTTTTCTTTAATTCGGTATGGTAGTGCCGACATAAACGCACGGGCGCTCAGTTTCGGCATGCTTAAGATTGCAGCGATTACGCTTTCTGCGCCGTACCGAAAGACTGTTTGAAAAAATTAACGAAGTCCTCGTCTTTCACAAGCTCGTTAATCTGCGCCAACGTGCTTAAGAAGCCCTGCTTTCCGCATTCTTCTGGGGTGAGGCCGTTAAACAGAGAAAGAATCGCATATACGTCTTCTCTGTGGTCTTTCAAGAAGATGGGAACAAGATTCACAACTCGCGTAAGGCCGAACCTATAGACGTCAATCTGCGTATGTTCCCCTTTTGGAAGCTTGCGTTGAACCTCTGCAATCAGGTTTTTGTCATCGGCCATGTTCTGGATATGAGGGGCGGCGATGCACAAGACATCGCAGGTCTCGTCGGTAGTCATCTGAGAAAGCAGTCGCATTTTTATTCCTCCGCGTCGATGCTGTAGAATTCCATAGGGACAATGTCCTGCGCAGTGATGGAGACATGGCCAGTCAGCTCACAGGAAATCTGCCCCTTGCCGCTCTTAGTAGTCTGCAACGAGAAACCACCAGTGGACAAAGCGTTTTTCAGGCAGATAGCAACGCAGCCACCATCGGCGCGGTCGCCCACCCACCACAGTTCGTCTTTGAAGTCGGTCTGCTTCAAGTCGCGGCGTGGCGTAATCTTGTTCGTGGTAACGTCTGCACAGCCCAGAGCCATCTTGATGTTGTCAGGGGACGTGCCAAGAGCCTTGAAGGACATTTTGCACGCCCAGCCGTCCAGATGTTTCAGCTCTTTGGTGTTGACCGGGCAGTTGTCAACGTCCTCGCCCAAGTCGGAGAAGGTAGGAACGCAAGTGGCATTGATGCCGCCAGTAGTGGAGCAGATAATGTCGCCGTCCTGCGGAGCGACAATGCTTGCGGGGTTAAATGTTTTCAACAGCACACCAGCGTCAAGCTGCAATGCGTCAAACGTATCTTTGGGAATAGCGGTAAATTTACCCATATTTTCACCTCAATTTTGGCATAAAAATTCGGCGGTAATGTTCAAATACCGCCGTTTAATGTTTTTGTCTGTTTCATCTGCCAGTGCTTGACAGAAAGGAGAACCGCGCCGAATCCAAATGTAGCCGCCGTCAAATTTCAGCAACTTGCCGCCGATGCCGATAGCGTCCGAGATTTCCTGCGCTTTGGCATTTGGGACAGCCTCAGACGTCGTATAGAACCACAGGTTCACCGTAAGCGACGGCGCGCCTCCTTCAGCGTCAAAGACCGCATCATAAGTCAAGTATGGGAGTACAACGTCGTCCGGAACGGCGTTTGTAGCATACGCAGGAAGAAAGCTATCGAAAAACCGCTGTAGTGCAGCGCCCTTTGTCATTTCGGCAGCCCTCCCATGCGTTCAGCCGTAAAGCTCATTAAGTTGCGCAGCATAGAGGAAGCTGTTTTCGGGGCTTGCTTTTCTTCCGGGCGGCTTGTTACGCGATAATACGCGCCCGTTTCAACGTCCTTGTAGATGCTGCCATACTCAATCGGCACATCCCGGTTGACAACGCCGGTATATACGCTGGTCACGCCCTCTGCTTCTGCACGGCGGGCCTCCAAACTGCTATCCAGCGAGACGAAATTGTCAAACTCCGCGCCCTCTGTCCACTCGACAACATAGCCACCTTCGCCGTCCGGTTTTGTGGTCTTGTCCATAATGCAGCAGCGGCGCGAAAACGCATCAAGTAAATTCATAATGATACCTCACATCGCCATTTGGCTCTCTATCTGCAACGACGCGAGCATTGCTTGCGTTCACAAACATTTCAACGATTTTTAAGCATCCCTCAGCTGTAGATTTATCAATGTTCATGCTGAGATTTACAGTAACATCGACGCCGAGTTTATCGGTTCTCATTACAGTTTCCTCCACTTGTTCAGCTGTGATGCAAATATACCTTGCCAGCCCGTTACAGAGCCGCCAGAACCGCCGCTTGCAGTAGATTTAGTGTAACTATACCCCGCAAAGCTCTCGCTTTGAAATGGGCTATTTGCGGCGTTCTCGTACTGCGTGCGCCACGCCTTGATTTCTTCTTCAAGGTGCAGAAATTCGGCAGGCACGGCCATGGCCCAGATAGCCCCGTCAAAGGCTTCATCCCTCAAAGAGCAATTGCCGTATTGATACACACCATCGTTCAGAATGCTGCCCACAATGCGGAAATACTGTCCGGCACGCAAAAAAGGGAGCGCAATGCTCCCGCCCTCGATGCTGAACTCGCCCAGATGGACGCCATTCGGTGTGACAAACCAGTTCCGGCACTCCCTCATCAATTCTTCAAGCATTGCACTCCCTCCGTATTACTTTTTGAACTTTGCCAGCACAACTTTGGCTTCGTTGGTCAGAGCCGCAACATAAAACTCGTCAGCGGTAATCTCGGTGGAACGGTTACGCGGCTTGCGCTCGGTCTCCACGTTGATATTGCGCTTGCGGTAGATGGTCAGGGCAGGCACATCGTCTTCGGTCTCGCTGTCCTCGTTCAGCTTGACGATGGGGCAAGCGTAGTAGGCGGCAGCAGCAGCCTTGACCTTATCACCGACAATCAGTGCAGCAGCGCAATGCGGCTGGATGGTCGCCAGATGCTTTTTTGTGGAGGTTTCATCGGTAGTATCAGCGACAATCTCAATAGTGCCGGTGCTGTTGTCCTTCTCGTACTCGATAGAAGGAACCTTGCGAGATGCCACAACGCGGGTGTTGGCAATCTTGCCGATTTCGCCGGTGACAGCAACGCCAGCCTGATACTTGTCAGCGCTGATAAAGTCAGCATCCTTGCGCAGGGTCGCCATCTGCTTGGGGTTGATGAACATTACCTTGTCGCTGTTGATCTCCTCGTTGAACACATCGATAGCGTCCACAACGCCGCTGTACTTGATAGCGGCAGCAGTGCCGTCATACACCAGCGTAGCGCCCTGCAAGGCTTCCATGCAGTCATTGTCGATTTTGGCAGCGATAGACAGCGCCAGCTGCGCATTGGCCTCGCCCACGGGGTTGCCGTAGCCGGACAGGACAGCTTCATCGGTCAGGCCAACACCCTTCATGGCCTTCTTGATTTTGTACTTCTTGTCCTTGGTGCTCATCTTGTCGATGTCAACGTCAACGCCCTCTGCAACGTCCTCTGCATCGCCAATGTAACCGTAAGACGGCACAGTAATGGTATCGCCGGGAACACCAGCAAGGGTGTCATCCACCTTTGCAAAAGGCGCCACGCGGATTTTGTCAGGAATCTTTGCCGAAATCATATCGGCCATAACTTCGGGGTTAATCAGGTCTGCCAGTTTGGTCAGGATAGTATCTGCCATGTGTTAGTCTCCTTTGTTGTTTGCAAGCTCGGCATACTGTTCCGGGCTTTCTTTATAGAGTTTCAGTCGGTCTGCATAGCCCATCTTTTTAAAGGCTTCTGCCGTGATGGAACCACTGCCTCCGTTTCCGGCAGGCGGGTTCGGTGTGTTTGCGCCCTGCGTGCTGGTAGTAACGATGTAGTCGCTGTAAGATTCTTTCAGGCTGGTTTCCAGCTTGTCAGAATCCTTGATAGCTCCTTTTTCGTCCAGTTCCAGCTTGTCCAGCAGGCCATCGCCTTTGCAAAGCCGGGCAACAGACTGCAAGCGTTTGTCGGCAATGCCGACTTTTTTCAGGGCGGTCTCCAGTGCCTTTTCTTTGGCAGCGGTAGTCTTTTCAGCGGCCACGCTGGTTTTGTAATCCTCAAAAGCTTTGTGCTCGGATTCATACTTCTCCTTGTAACCGTCATCGCCCTTGCCTTTCAGGTCGTCCAGTTCCTTTTGAACGCCTGGAAGTTTTTCCGCATCGGCTTTATAGCGGTCAACGTCCGCTTTCAAACCGTTTACGGTGTCAGTGTGGGCTTCAATAATAGTGTCCTGCTGCTCTTCGGTCAGCCCCATACCTTTCAGCAGCTTGCGAGTAATAGCCATGTTTTCGCTCCTTTTCTTCGGTGTCAGTTCTTCGACATTTGCGTTTTATTCAAAACGGCAGTGCTTCGCCGTTTTTGCGTATAAAAATAGCAACCGCCGAGAAAGTCTCGGTAGTTGCTAGGTAAACTTGCCTCTTACGGTTTCACTTCAACGCTGGGCAGAACATTTGTGTGGAAATACAGCTTGTAATGGTACGGGTCTGTGTGTGTTCCTGTAATGTCCTCGACAACATACATCGTGTAGCTGTTTAGGTAGATGTAATTTTTCCTGTAAGTATCAGGGCCAACCTTTACAGTGCAGACAAGCTCGTTGTTGGAATTGTTGGATATAGACATATACCCCTCGGCTTCCATAATGACCTTGTCTGTTCTGGCGTTGTATACGGTGATTTTTCGTTCGCTCTCAAAGTAATCGGCCTGTTTAGAAATATTGGAGTTTGCTCTATCGGCTTCGGAGCAGCCACATAAAAGCAAAACTGAGGCAATAACTGCGATTGCGATATAAAGAATCTTTTTCATGTTCTTTTCTCCCAATAAAAAGAGCTGAGAGGCTTATTTGCCTTTCAGCTCTGCTTCGATGATTCTTTTGTACTGTTCGCCGTGCTCGGCAACGGCAGGCTTGATAAAAGGCTTTGCCCGTTGGCCGTGGGTCAGATGCCAATCGCCTTTTGCATCTTGGTACACCCACGGCGTTTGTCTGCCGCCGGGGTAATATATGCCGGTTCCGCACTCAACGTATACGCCGTATTCGCTATTTGTGCCGACATATGCGGCTTTTTCGCCGTCGTTTACCATATGTGTAATGCTGTTTCGTAGTGCGCCAGTGCCGAATTTACCGGGGCTATTGCATAGTTTTTTAGCGTACCCCTCTGCCACAAGTCCGCATTCTTCCAGTGCCTTTAGGCAAGCAGCGTCTAGCGCCTCCAACACTTCACCGCTGTGGTCTTCAAGTCGTATCTGCATTGCGTTTCCATCCTGCCCACTCTGCATAGGTCATATCTTTTACAAGCACGCTTTCCCCGGTCACGGGGTCACGCGCCCAGCGCATACCGCCGCTTGTGTCTACATCATCCAGCACGGAAACCTGCGTGCATCGGCAGTTATACACAAGATATCCCGGGGCAGAAGTGTCACCGGGATACATAAGCTCGTAACCGTCCACCTTGAACGGCTTGTCAATGTCCACCGTCTGCCCGTCAAGCATTGCGTGCGCGTGGCGTGTGCGGTTATCCAGAGTTGCCAGCCATTGTTTTTTCAGCTTTATGCCCATATCCTGCGCGGAACGGTAAGTATCTAGCCGTCCCGCGTTCTCTGCTGCTGTGACCGCCGTTCTGGCTGTTCTGATAGCACTTGTGCGGCTCATGTTCTGCATACGGCTTTGCAGGTCGTTTGCCATTCTTGGAATGCTTTTGCCTTGCAGAATGGAGCTTGTGACGCTGGCTGTGATCTGTTGCTTGCCGTACTTCAAATCAATGCCGCGCTGCAATGCCCGCTTTGGCGGGTAGTACGGCATCAAGTCAGGTTGTTCAACAATCAAACGTTTCACTGTCTGCTCATCCCACAGCGTAAAATCTGCTTTGTCGGAAACCTGCTCTATTTTGTAAGCTGCATAATTGCGGTTCAAGCTGTAAATGCCCGGCGTGGCGTCATTGACGTATGCAACAGCCGTTGCATTGGCATCAGTGTATCTTTCTGCCACCTTGTTCCGCAGCGCCGTAAAACGCTTACCTCGGCCCATCTGCGCAAGCCGCCATTGCTTGTACTGCTGTTCGGTGATTTCGCCTGCATCCAGCTTTTCTTTCATGGATGCATCACTCTTCTCGAACTGCTCAAAATAGGCTTTCACCGTGTCTGTCAATTCGTCAGCAGCTTCTTTGTACAGCTTTGCAATGCGCTGTTCCAGCTTGGCAAGCTGTTCGTTCGTCAGTTTGTGGGCGTAATCAGGTTTTTTCATTTTTTCTTAACTTTTATACCAAGTAGCCATGTGCCACTTAGCTCTGTAGAAATGTTCGTTTTATAACCTTTGCGAGTTTCCAACAAAGCAAGATTTCGCCGTTCTGTTTTGGTCATTTTTGACGCATCCACAAAAATCTGATTTCTTTTGTCAAATCCTTTTGTTACGGAATTCCTGTATTTATCAAGGTCAACGCCGGATTGATGTTTTACCCACGGAACAATGTCCTTTGCGGTTTTCAAAGTCGGCGCGGCTGTTTTCTCTTTTGTTACCTTTTTAAGCGTTTTTACAGGGTTGCCAAATCGGCTTTTATGCTTATCTGCCCCGCCGCCCCTGCCGCTTCCAGAACCTCTACCGCCCATTCTTACACCTTCTTTTTACTTGCTTATAATATGGCTGAATCCTCGTGACGTTCCAGTCAAATTCTTCCGGGCATTTGCCATACCACAAAATTTCACTGGGTTCAAGCTTTGCCAATGCCGCCCGAACGCCTTTTTCAAACAGCACTTGATTCTGCTCGCCTTTCTGCGTTCCCACGCTTGAAATTGCCACAATCGAATGTTGCGGCTCGCCATCAAAGCACCACTCGTAGCTTTGTTCATTACTCCAACATAAGGTTGGCACAACGTGAATCCCGCATTGCTGCCAGTATGCCGCTAGCCAGTGCTTGCGATAGTGATTGTATAGCTGCATAGCAAGCGGCATATCCGTATACATTGAGAAATCAGGCGCACACACAGCGCCAAATTTTTGCAGCAGCGCAATGTACCTGTCCGGCTGATTCCACACCCTTTGGAATTGATAATCATCCACAAAAAAGTGAACGCCTTTTGTTGCGCAGTCTGTGCAGGTTTTTGCAAAGTTGAACGGAATCCATTCCAGATGCCGCGCATCAATGTGTTCCGGCTGTATAATCGGCGTATCGTATTTGCCAACGCCTAAAAAGTTGGCTTTGTCGAGGTTTTCAAAATTCAACATCTTGTCACTCCTCGCCGTTGGTCGTGCGGTCTAATTCCTCTGCCGCCTTTCGCTTCATCAAATCCTCGTACTGGTCTGCGTCTCCGAGAATGGTCAATAGCTTGCGCGTGATGTACTCGTCGTCGTAATATTCCGCTCCGAGCAAGACCGTCTGCGCCTCTTCCTGCTTGTTGATAATTTGATTGCGCGTGTATGTCGGATCGTCATCAAGACCTGCAACCGCCAAAATGCCCTTGATGCAGCGCGAAACGCTGCTTTCAAACTTATCCGTTTTCAAATCCAGCGGAACATAGCTTGCCTTGATAGCCGTTGCCGTCTGGTTTCCAGCGCTCACGGCAGATGCGTCAAACGCCTGAAAATCCGTGTACAGCTTTTTGGTCAGCATATCAATGGTCGCCTGCGTCCCTTGGAACGGGGCTTCAATGCTTTGCGGTGTTGCTTTTGCGCCCTCGTCACCGTCCGCATGGGCAACGTGGGTAGTTTTAAGTCGCTCCACAAACTTTGCATCGTCAATTTCATCCATGCCGCCGCAGTTCGTCAGTACCCAGTAGATGAGGTTGCCCTCATCCACATTGTTGACCATATTGCTGCTGGCAAGGTCGAGCGCGTCAACGGTGTTTTTTCTGCCGCACAGTTCGCTGCGTGCCTGTTCACCGTTTTTCAGCGGAATAATGGGGAATCCGGGATAATTCTCACCGTCATAAATTTCTGTGCCATCAATCTCCGAATACCGCACTTTCAACTTGTACGGCAGTTTCCCGTTTAAACTGCGCACTTCACCGTTGCGCGGTTTGATATAATCCGTGTAACCGTCAAGCTCGTACAGCGTGGCGCGCAGCGGTTTGTCCGGGTCAATCTGCCAGAACCGGATTCCGGCTTTCAGTGCGCCGTCCTCTTCATCGTATAGCGGCACAAACTGCTCCGGCGCAAATACCTGTATATGGTCAAGATTCCAGAACACGAAAGCCTGCCCACCAATCAACGCATGGCGGGCAGCATCCATAATATCTTCATCAAACGTGGCGCCAAGCGCCTTTTTTGTGGCATCCTTGTTAAACGCAACACCGTTGCCCAGCAGGTAAGAAGCTTCCTGGTCTACAACAAAACCAAAAAACTTGCTGGCAATCTTATGATTGGCTGTGTACATATCGGGATGTGCTTTCCCCTCAAGATCGTACACCATCTTTTCATAGCGGTTGATTGTGGGATTTTCTCCCCAATAGTACAGCTTTGCGTCCAGCATGTCCCGCGTCTTTTTCTGACCTTTAAAATCGTTGATTGTGTCAAACACAAACCCCATGCGGGAACGTTCATCTTCACCGACCGCCACAAAGTCTTGATATGTTCTTATCTTCCCTCACCGCCCTCTGTCAAAAATGCTCTTGTATCTGGTTTCGGCGGTGTCTCCCGCCTTGTTCGCTGTGCTTTCCATCGCATAACGCACCGCGTCAATGTGATGGTTGTTCAAATCGGGGTATCCTTCTAAGACTTCACCTGTCTTGCCGTCCCGCTCGTATTCATACTCGCTAAACTCTTTTGCAGTATCCGGGCAACGTTCCGGGTCAATGACAATCTCTTCCAGCATTTGCAGCCATTTTGTGCCGTATCGAACCGATTTCGGTCCTTTGCGGGCCGGAAATGTTTTCACGCCGTACTTGTTATAGTCCGCAATGGATTTCGGCTCAGCGCTATCCGCGCAGACTTTGTCCTCGCGCGTCAGCCCTCTATCCAAAAGCAGCTGCGCGGTGTCTCGGTTGCTGGTTCTGCGCCGTGTCAGTTCATCAAAGATGTACAGCGTTCGCCTCGCTGCATCATAGTGCATCGCATTGTATGCCCACGGGTCAGGATACCAGCCCCAGTCAACGCCGCGCTTGACTCTGTCGAATGTTTTCAACTGCTCGTCTGTGATTGGTTGAATTTTCAGGTTTTCGAATACCGCTGTGCCGCTTCCGACAACCTCGCCCAGATACTCGTGTCGGTAGGCCGTTTCGTTTGTGCGCTGCAAGTATTCAGCATCGGCCAGAAACCGCTCTCCGAGCCATTCTGCGGGCGTTGTTTTGTAGGTGGAATGATGTATCAGCTTTCCGTTGCGTGCTTTCAGTGCGTAGCCGTTTGCCCAGTTCCGCGCCATTGCTGGCGGGTTGAAGCTCTTGAACGTAATGAACCAGTCACCGCCGCGCAAGCAGGACTGCTCCACGTTTCGGATTTGCTCTTCCCCGTCAAACTGGTCAAGTTCTTCAAACCAGCAGATGCCGATATAACCAAACGGCACTTTGATTGACTTTACCTTGCCGGGGTCATCAACGCCGAAAAAAAGCACCTTTTGTCCTGTTGGCAAATAGGTGCATTCCATCGGGGAGACTGTGCAACGAAAATTGTCGTGCAAGCCTAGCTCATTGATAGCCCAAACGATTTGCGCATACACGCTTGTGCGCAGTGTGTTGCCGACCTTGCGGAAAACCGCCGCGTGGCATTGCGGATGCTTTAGCAGTTGCAAAATTAGCTCTATGCTGATATAGCTGGATTTTGTACTGCCGCGCCCGCCCTTTGCGACAAGCTCTTTTACATTGCCTGCCTTGATTTCACGGTGGACTTTTGCGAAGCAAGGGGAAACAACGCCAGATAGCTTACAAGTCATCTATGATTAGCACCTCGCTATCCTGCTGTTGTTCCGGCTTATCCTGCCATCCGAAATTTGCCCGCAAGCTGAACTGTGCGCCGCCTGAGCCGTCTTTGTCATACAGTCTTTCTTCGGCGTACTGTTCACAACGGGTCTTTGCACGCGTAATCGTGTCATTGAACTCTGGTTTATTTTGGTAATTCAAAAGCGCCTGCCTTGATGCAAAACCAAGTGCAAGCGCCAATCCTGTCACAGTAGGCGGCTTTTTATCGTCATAGATGATATAGCCGTTTTTATTTCGCATCGGTTCGCCGTTATCGTCTAAGAACGGCTTTCCTTTACAGGCTTCAAAGTAGGCATCAATCTTTTCTTGCATTGCCTTTACGCTTCTGTATTTAGGCGGTGCGCCAACAGGATTTTTTCTTGATGCCACTTTATCACCTCGCCTTACAACACAAAAAGCCCACACAATTTGTGTAGGCTTATATCCTCCAAAACCCCTTTGCGCCGGAGGAAAAGCGCGTTCCCGCCCTACCGGTCTCTGCTCTGCCGGTCTCACCCGTTGCGGGGAGCAAGTCCGCAACGTAGTTCAGCAGCACTTGTATTCCGCGCGCTTACCCGCGGTCTCTGCTTTGATGTTATGGGTTTCGGCGATGCGTAACTGCGGCAGTACCGGAGTCCGAACAAGCAGATGCCGAACGGTTTTCTCGATGTCACCGTCAAAACGTTCCCGAACTTCTCCGCTTTCAAAATCGGTGTGCAGTCGGGTATGCGCCCTCTCGTTGTGGGCTGTGCGCCGTCGCTGCTTCCGGCGTGTCAGGTTATCTATCGCGTTTCCTGCGCAGGGCTTGCACCTGTGGGAATGACCCAGCGCTTCTACCAGCTGAGCAATGCTTGCCCTTGACCGGACTTGAACCGGCACACCAAGGCTCTTGCCATTGAGCTACAAGGGCATATAAAAGCCCCGCAGGTTGCGCACTGTTAGTAGGCTCGCGGGGGTTGCCTAACGGGGAACACAATTGCCGGCGTCCGACCCTGCTACCTTTACCCGTATCATCGGCGTTGGAGCTATACGCAGGTCTTGCACCCACACGCCCTTGCCCGTTTCGGCTGGCTGTATAGCATAAAATGCCGGTCTTTCCCGGCTGCCAGTATAGGAGAAAGAAAATGGAACTTCGCTCTTGCGGACTTAGAGCATATATATTGTACCGCTTGACAACGTCCCACGTGTTACCCTTTTTTCTTGTCCAGCAAACAGAAGAATTTTCTCCGCGCCTCGTAAAACTGCCGTCTGCCGCAATAGACAATCTGGTATTCATACGGCGTTCCCTCGGTGACGTTTTTCAGCAACGCGCCCCAGTTCAGCGGATCAACCTCTCTTGCCGTGTCCTCAATAATGCGAATGTCCTCGCTTAGTTTCATTGCCGCGTCCGCTTTTCTGAAATACCATTTCCGTGCGGCATACCGTCGTTTGATACAGCGTCAAGCCCTCTCGCATCCGCAATTTGTTGCCGCATCTCCGCGTAACGACGGCAAAAATAATACAGCTCTCTGTATCTGTCCGATGAAATTCCGTATTCGTCAAGCTGCAACGGTCGTTTTCTCATTTTCTGCCCCCTCGTATTTTGCGATACTGCCTGTACACCCACCGTGCTGCCCAGACGGACAGCACCAGCGGCCAGAAGATAATAAACAGCGACGTGTCAGGCGTTTCGATTTCCACGCCGATTTCGCCCAGCAGGGCGATAAGGAAAAGACCGATGACTTCATAAATTATGACAACCAGCGGGATTGCCATAATCAGTGTAAGTATAACGGGCATTTAGGGTTCCTCCTTTGGCGGTGCGGGGAGTGGCATCCAGTGGGTGACGGATTCAAGCGTTATGCAGGTATATCCATACGGTATCCAGCGCCAGTTTACGAATTCTCTTGTAACCGCATCCCAGCATTCAAAATCGCTTTCAATGCGACGGGCAAAAAATGTACCCTCGTTTTCTGCGTTGTAAACAATGACCTTTTCGTCTGGATCAGGCAGTCTGTCTTTAACGCTTGTACAGTCATTCATCTGTGTTCACCTCCGTGGGTTCTTTCTTTTCCTCTCTTCGCTCGTAGTTCCGGCAATACTCAGGCGATTCATTGAAACTTCCGTTCAAAAATGCGCATTTGTATTTTCCCACATCGAGGTCGCAGCCTTTGCGCTCAAGGTGCGTGCAGCTATCGCATAGCGACTGTTCCTCCTGTTCTTTAGGGTTTTTCTGTGTAATGACCTTCGCCACGCGAAAAACGGAATATACCGCACAGGTCAGCAAAATAAAAATTTCAAAAAATGCAACGATTTCAGTCATTTGCGTTCACCATCCTCGCGCCGCAGGCAGGGTAATACGGATAATCATCTCTGGACCGGCGACCGCATTTATCACACGTCCAATAAAGAATAACATCTCTGGGGTCAGTCGCTCCAATATCCCAGTGTGCCGTAGGCCGCAGGGATTCCGGGTCGATGGTGGGTGCTGCGTCAATCGCTCTTTGGGCTATGCGCCTGACAGTTAATGTGTACAAGCTTTCCTTGTACCTGATTTCATCCAGCACATTCTGCATTACATCATTTGCATCAATCAACCGCACAGGTTCTTTCTGCTGGCTTGCGCCAGGAATCGGGCAGCCTATTGTGGTGTTCATTCTGATACCTCCTCTACAAATGCCATGCTCTGGCGCAGATTGAGCGATTTCGGATTGAGAATGCAAGCCGGGGCGACATCACCGTTGTAGTTTGCACCATCGTTGAACAACAAACCATACGTATTCACAGTGCGAACAACGCTCGCGCTGCCAATGCCAGAATCCTTGTTGCCACAATTCCAAGGTGTGGCAGTCCAAATCCAGCTGTCGTAACGCGGGATGTAGTCACGGTACTTGCGGTACTCGTCGCACGTGAGGATAAAAACAAAGTCCTGTACAGTGCCATAAGCTCTGTCTCCGTTGTCTGCAACAAGGTCAACAGTATGTGGCAACAGACCTTTTCCAGCAAAAACGGCGTTAGCCATATCAGATAAAACCCCGCGCACATTACTGGTGCGGTAGTCATTCCAGTTGCCCATCTTATCGGCAAATTTATCACTTGGGCAGAATTTTACATCTTTTCCCCAAGGTTCAGCCATAATTGCCAGCACTCCGCCGTCAGGGTGGTTAGGGTCAAGGCAGACCCACTCAAAGTTTTTGAACATGAAGTGCTCGCCGGGGCGCAGGGCTGTGATGTTAGTCATTGTCGGTTACCTCCTCGTTCCAAAACAGTTGACGACACACGTTGCATCTTGTTCCCAGACATTCACTAGTTGACTTATAGTCTTCGTCTATAAGGATAGGACATATATTTATTATTCCGTCTAATTTTTGGGCATTCGGGAACAACTTCAAGAACTCGCTCTGGCGAGTCTTGACGGGGTGGTCTTTTGCCCATTGCTCGACAATTGAAATCGTTTCTTTAATGTTTTTAACTGAAACGTCACTGCACGCAGCCATGCATGCTCCATTTTTATAAAGAGGACATTTCGTGCAGACTCGATTTTTGCATAACCTGTTCGCCGTCTTGATAAATTCAACAACGTCCATCACTCATCGACCTCCTCGTTCCAGTATTTGTATCTGCACTTCTCGCACATTTCTTCAGATGGCACGCTTACCTCGCACGCCTTCTTTTTGTCAAAATGCGCAGTGCAAAAAGTAGTTGTAATACTGTACATGTTCGCACTCGGAAACATTTTTTGAAATTCACTTTTTCGTGTTTTCCCGGGGTGGTCTTTTGCCCACTTAATTACGCGGTCAACATTGTTCTTGATTGTATCTATATCGTGATTTGATATTATGCTCGCGGAAAACCCGCATTTGCGCTTTAGTACGTTGTACATTGGGCAGGCCTCACACCCGCCCTTTTTGAGAATCATCGTGCGACACATCCGAATGCGCGCCTTTTCGTACTCTAATGCATCCATAGTCTTACTCCTTATCCAGTCCGCGGGCTACATACTGCCCATAGGTCAGGCCCATGGCGTCGGCTTCGCGGACGCATTGTTCGATTGGTTTTATTCTCTTGATTTCTTTCGGCACCACGATTTTCTTTGGCTTTTCAGCATTTTTAGCAATGCGCCTTTCCCTGCGCTTCTTTAAAACTTTCTCGCGGTTTTTGTGATATGCGGCACGGGCGGCGGCGTTGCTCTTGGCTCTCCGGCAATCCTCGCAGAATTGCGTCTGCCGATTGACATTCACCATAATGTTTCCGCAGCGCTGGCATGGCTTTGTTACAAAAATCATTTGCTTTTCTCCTTTGCCGCCCAGACTTGTACGCCATGGTCTGTTAAATAGGCTTTCACCCACAAATCGGCGTCCGCAACATTCTGCACATTGTCGAGTTGTTTTTTGTTTTCCGGAGTGTAAATTCCATCGAGCTTAGGCAGTACGGCTTCGGCAATGGCTTTCTGAACGTGGGCAATGGTTCTTTGGGACAGGTTGGCTTGCAGCATGGCGCACCAGACCTCGTTATAACAGCGTGCCGCGATGCGGTCTGACTGTTCCTCTAGCAACTGCTTTGTGACAAGCTGCGCGGCGTTCATAGCGTCGGAGGCCAGCGCGTGGCGTTTGGCATAGCATTTCATGGGTTACACTTCCAATTCTTCAATGAAAATTTCGGTGCGGGGGTTCTCTTTGTCGACCATCACGCGGGAACCGTCCACGCTGGCGATAATCGTATAGTTATCATCTGCAAGGATTTTGCCTGCAACTAGCACGTCGTGAGCGGCTTCTATCAAGTTTGTCAGGTCTGTACGTCTGCGGGTTGGCATGTAAAACACTGTGGCAACGCGATAGCGGCCCTCTAGGGGCTTTATCGGTTTTGGGTATAAATACATAAGGCCGCCGCTTCGTACCGCTTGTAGGCCGCGCTCTGGGCGATAAATGGCTTTCTGGTCTTTTGGTTGATAAGGATTCGCTGTGAGTTCTTTTTCGTGATGGGCGGGATGCGGACAATGTACTTGTGAATCATCAGTCCCACCCTGCATAAGCATTGCGCCCTGCGTCCTTACCCGCCTTATATTTTGCAGTCTGTTTTGCACAAAAATCAGCATCCAGAATTTCAAGTTCCGCCATATCGGCATAGAACTTTGCGTCCAAATCATCCATTGGCTTCTGAATCTCGTTGCACCAATTCCGCACTTCAGCAGGGGATGAGGGCGGGAACATCTGACCAGACTTGATTTTCTTATCAAGTGCCGCTCGCTGTAGAGAAAGCGGAATGTCGGACAAGTCTTTTTCCCATACCGCAATCATTGCTTTCTTTTGCTGCGGCGTTTTCCCATTGCCGAAGTTGGGCCACTTAGCAGCAATCAGGCCCATTATCGGGTGCAGGTCTGTCCCACGCTGAACGCCCTCAATAGCTCCTGCTAGCGGTGCAACGGTCATTGTCCCGTAAGCCAATCAAAATCCCTCCCGTCATTGCGTTGTGCTGGCTGCTGGCTGCAAATCGGATAGAACGCTTGCCAGCCCATCCGCACGATTTCTCGCATATAATCCTGCAAGCTTAAATTGCTTTCAGCGGCCATTTCCGCCAGCTTGTCAAGGTTCTGTCCGATAGCGCCCTTAGTTTCAGGGGCGCGTTTCTTCTTGCGGTTGTCCAGCCACTCAAACAGCAGACAACGCAATTCCTCATCCTGCGTATAGTCCTCGATAGCTTTCTTTGCTGAGTATGCAGGCGCGCGCTTGCGCGCAGCCAAGCTTTTAGCTTGGCTTATATCTTGAGTATCGTTAGATACGAAAGATATATTTTCTGTTTTCTGTTTTCTATTTTCTGTTTTTTGGTTTTGTTGGGTTTCTTTGGGTTCTCCTGGGTTTTGTTGGGTTTCTTTGGGTTTCCTTGGCCTACCACCCTTTGAACCGTTCTGCGTCTGTTTTTCAATGAAAGCATTGTCAATATCAATGTTTCTTCTCATTACAGGCCACAGAACACGTTCACTCCCGCTGAACTTTGGCGTTGCTCCGTCTATTTGATAGTCAAACATCGCACGCACCAAACGCCCTACCTCAGCGTCACTGAGCGTTTCAAAATAGTCTCTGTAATCGAGCCATAGCTTGATATAGGCTGCCTTATTCATATTCAGTTGTCCTTATCCTTAAAACGGCAAATCTCCGTTATCCTCAATTTCTGCATAGTCATCACCGCTGCCCTGTGAGAGCGCAGGAGCCGCGCTCTGCGCGTTCCACTGCGCGGTGTGGGTGTTTTCCTTGTTCCCTGCGAAATTAACGTTCTGGGCTACGATTTCGGTTGCTGTGCGGTTCTGGCCGCTCTTGTCTTGATAGCTGCGGGACTTCAGCCGCCCATCAATCACAATGAGCTGGCCTTTCTGGAAGTATCGGCAGATAAACTCTGCCGTCTTATCCCAAGCAACAACGTTCAGCCAATCGGTCTGGCTCTGGCCGTTGGCATCCTTTCGGCCACGGTCACAAGCAATAGAGAAAGAAACAACGTTCTTACCAGTAGCGGTCTGGCGCATTTCGGGGTCACGGGCCAGGCGACCCATGACAGCAACAAGATTCAGCATCAGTTATTCCTCCTTAATGTCGAGATAGTTCTTGTAGAATCGGCGTCTAAAATCTTCAACAGTCCAATGATAATAAACCATCGCCATGCTCTGGCCCAGCCGATGATAGAAGTCTTGCAGCTCTCCGCTGTTGTGAATATCATCGTGGCATTCGGGGCATATGTTAATCCATAACCCATACTGCTTTGACTTACTCCGAAGCGGCCCGCCGTAGATTTCATGACGGGCTGTCTCCTTGTAACGGTGGCAGCGGAAACACTTGAACGATTCGTGAGTAAACAGCGACGGTGCGTATTCGTTGGAATCAAGCCGGATGCCGTACTCATTCCGAGTTTTTTTGATGTGCATTACAGTTCTGGCCTACCTGCCTGTCCCCATTCACGTCCGATTTGGTTATCTATCAAGCGGAGCTGCAATTTTAAGCTGTTAATGGCTTCTGTGTTGGCCTTATATACAGCTTCCGCAATGTCCCGCTTGAAACGAGCTTCTGCTACCGTTGGTATGCCGTAGCAGGTCTTATCGATAAGACCTATCGGCGTTCCAGCATCCCGGAGTTTCAAACATTCCTGCCGAAGCAGGACTTTGTAATCTCGCTCGGCTTGCGCGTACTCCGTGCCAGAGCGCCGAAGGGTCTTAACCGATGCTTGAAGCTGTTCGGACTTTTGCCGAAGCTCAAGCCATAAATCATCTGTCATTTCCTGCTTTCAAACTCCTTTGTGGCTCTGTCCCAATCTTCTGCTGTGAAGTCGTTATATTCGCCCTTGCCGATGAACGCTCTCAGCTCGTTGTTTACAGTCTTGTTGTCTTTCCCAACGCGCTTTGAGTACTTGCCGAGGGTGGCCATGCACATATCCTTGGCAACCTGCTTTGCCACCTCTTCATTCGCTGGCACTGTAGGCTCAATAGCTGATTTTACGGTTTCTGGCAAATCTTCGCCAGCATAGATGTACATCCCAAGTCCAAAAATCGCAAGATTTTTAACCAAGCAGCGCATAATGGCTTTGTTTACGTCAAACATCGTTGCGGATTCACAGATTTTTTCGTTGAACGGTGTCTGTTCGTTTCCGTACTTGTCATAATACTTGCCGTCAGCCGCTTTCTTGGCGTACTTGAAATAAGGGTTCTTAACTGTGTAAGTGTAAGGCGTCGCTTTCATGGCCTTGTTCGCCCCGTCCATAACAGGCAGCCACATGCCGTGAGTGAGGCCCTCAATCGTTACTTCCGTGAAAACCATGTAGCCCGTATTTGGGTCGTACACATAGGGTAGACCGTTGTCCTGCCGATACACGCTGTAGGCGGCATCGGGGAACTGCTTTTTTACCTCTTGCCACGCCCAGGCCCACGAAAGGTAGGTCAGGCCGTTCTTCTCTTCTGTATGCCCATTAACGTTAATGGCATTAAGTGTCTGAAATACGCTCATTAGATTGCTTCTCCTTCCTTATCCTCTGTCGTCAGGTGGATGCGGTAGCAGCTGGCGGGCGGCGGGTTCGTGTTTGCCTTTCTCGATGTGAGGTCGAGAAAGTAAACAGGCGTATCATCAGCCATGAAGAACGTTCTGCTCAAGCCGTACTTGCTTTTGGCATACAAAGGAATGTATCCGCCTACGTTCTCGCTATGGATACGGCGTGCCGTCTGCAAGGCGTTAAAGTAGGCCCAGCCGACGCCTAAATCAGACGGGACAAACTCTGGGCAGCTACGCCCACTAACGAGCTTGTGCGCCTGAATAAAGGCGCTTAAATCATCAATTCGCATAATAGTCCTCCATACATCTAACATCTTCCCACGGGTCATCTTCCGTGACGTCCTCGTTCTTCCATTCGTCTGGGTTGTAGCACATATCACAGCCGATGATTTCCGTTCCAATCAGGTAAATTGCTTCGCATTCCTCGCCACATACCGGGCAGCGTGGGCGGCGGGGTTCATCAGGCGGGAAGGGGTTGTCTTGATTGCCCCAAAAGGTTGTCATTTGGCGGCCTCCTGCTTTTCTTCATCATCAGAAAAATGCAGCTCCATCAAGTCGGCAATCGCAAGGTACTCTTTGGCGTATTTGCTGTCGCCGTGGGTTTTCTTGACGATTTCGCGGAACTGCGCCAAATCACCATAAAAGCAGCCGCACTGTACGCGGAGAATTTTATCCTTGCAGCGGAAAAATGTGGTCGCGCGGAAGCAGTGACCAAAGCCTATAACAACGGTGTAGTCTGCGTTGTTGTAGACCCGAGCATTGCCGGAGACCTGCGCATTGCCGGAGACCTGCGCATTGCCGGAGACCCGCGCATTGTCGGAGACCCGAGCATTGCCGGAGACCTGCGCATCGCCGGAGACCCGCGCATTGTCGGAGACCTGCGCATTGCCGGAGACCCACGCATTGTCGGAGACCCACGCATTGTCGGAGA